CCATTAAAGTAAAATCTTCCATAACATCTTCAAAAAGTTTTTCTATACTTTGTATTGTTTGAACTTCAGAAGTTTTAACCTTAGCTAATTGTGCGCTTACAGATTTATCTAATTTACCTTTTTGCGCTGGGCTCATAGCTGTTTTGCCTTGATACCTTTTTAGTAAGCTTGTTAAGCTTTGACCGTCTACTGATTCTTTATTTAATCTAGCAAAAAGTTCAGTCATACTTCTTAGTAAATATTTTTTAGATTCTTCAACTCTTGTATTACCTAAAACTTGTTCAGCAAGTGATTGCGCTCTACCAGGCAAACTTCTATTAAAAGCCCCTTGTGATGGTAAGCCTTTTTCTGCGTAAACTTTAATAATTCCATCTTTTACAGCTTGGTTTATTTCTTTTTCAGTAGCCTCTCTCCCTAACTTCAAATCAAGCTTCATTACATCATCTAAGTTTCTTCCTTGTGTAGCTTGACGGTATAAACGTAAGTTATCAAAAGGAGCATTTTTACCGAGTAGTAGGTGATACCCCACACCCAAAAGTTCTCCAATTCCTTGTGCTCCAGCTCCAAGAGTTGTTTCAAAGGCAAGTAAATTTCTTATTTCTTCCGCAGATTGCATTTGCAATCCCATTTCTAACTCTACAAATTCTTCTGCACCTTTACCACCACCAGTACCGATACCACTAGCAATAATACGGTTAATTCTTCTAGGCTTATTACTGAATAATTTAGTTAGTTTTGATACTAAACTTAAAACTCTAGCTTGTGGAGTTAAAGCAAGAACAGCACCCAAAACAGGTCCAGCTATTCCAGTAAAGTCGGCAAGATCTCCATCTGTTAAGTTAAATGAGTCTTCGTCAACAATACGGTTTAACAAAAGCTTAGAACCGTCTGTTAGGGTAATGTAGTCTGGTTCTTCTCCAATTCTTACTAACCCAGCAGGAGTAACAGCTAATTGACCTCTACTGTTGTAGGTAAATCCATCTTTGCCAAAAATTTTTTCAGCAGTACCCTCTCTTTCTAGGGGGTTGTCTGCTATAGCCAATCTTCTTCTTATAGACTTATCTCTAACACCTGTTTCGTAATCAAACATTATTTCGTCTAAATACGGAACTGCCGCCTGTCGAGCAGCCGTAGCTTTAATATCAAGCTCTACCTTTGCTCTTGCTTCTTCTTCAGAGTCTGCCTCTACTTGTACTGAGTGCTGAGGATTAATTTGAACATTATAGATTGGCACTTTAATCCTTTGGTCTTAATGGGATAGTTGTAATTGTGGATGTTAGGTTACTAACAGTTGCCGCACTTGGAGAGTAAGGATCTAAACTTTGTATTAACTGTATTAATGGATTTAGTTGTAGGGCTGATAATTGACCTTGGTACCCAAATGCAGGATCACTAATTTTATTGTAATCTAGGGCTATATCATTTTTCCTTCTAGCATTTGCATTTATAAGTTTACTTCTGCTTGCTCGTAATTTCTCTAAAGCTGTATCTCTGTTATCAAATAACCCTGGC